GTAACTATAAAGATTATTCACTGATGTGGTATGATGATCCTTATGAGGAATGTTTGTCTTGGTTTTGGTCACAACTGGGTGAAGATGATACTCTTCCTAAACATTTTCTTGAGCACCTACAACAAATGGTAGATGATATTGAAACTGGTAAGGTCAAGACTTATCCACTAACACAAGATATGATTGATAAACTTGATGATCTTGTTGGAGTTATTGATGTAGATTTAGGTGAGAGGTTAGACTGATGAAGACCTTACCCGATAAGTTTCAATTAAGGATTATGTGGTCTGTTGCAACCTCATCTGCGATTGAAACCAGACAACCTGCATATGAAATCTTTGCAAAACTGTTGTATAATGACTTGAGTAGTTAGTGAAAAATTAAAAGGAAGAAAAATACCAAAAGATGTGATTGATAAAATAATTCAAACAAGGAGAAATAATCCTAACGGATGGAACTCTCAAAATATGAGAGAAAAACTATCAATAACTATGAAAACCAAAACAGGAAGTAAAAGCTCAAGATATGGTAAAAAACATACAGAAGAAACTAAAAAAATTATGAGTGAAAGACAACTTGGAAATACGAACGTAAGAGGAAAAAAATGGTGGAATAATGGACAAGTCAACAAAATGAGTGTAGAATGTCCTGGAGAACAGTGGGTTCCTGGAAGATGTCCGAAAAAGTAAACGATTTATTTCCATATGAAACTTTTGGTGTAAGATTAGAACATATGAATGAAAAGAAAATCTGTTGGTTTAAGGACGACTATGACTTGCAAAAATACCTAGAACGGTATAGACTGGATAAGAGAACTATTAAGATTGATTATCGTGATGGAGAACCCATTGACACCAGTAAAGAACGTAAGAGAAGTGTGGAACAAAAACCTAAACCAAAAAGTAAAGGAAGTTCTGGTACAAGTAAAGGACGAACCTCCCGCGTGGATCCCCCTTCAAACACTACTCGCCCTACAAAACGCAAAAAATGATAGAGGTAACTGAAAATGAAGATAACTCATTCACCATCAGTTGGGACGAGACTTCTCCTACGGAAAGTATTCTCAACACCTGGACTGAAGACGACTTCATCAAAGTCATTATGGAACGTGTTGAAGAACTGAAAAACAATGAATGACAAGACTAAAACCATTCTTGCTTTAATGCAGATTGATAACCTTACAAAACTATTGGAAGGTAATGAGTATGAGTTTATGCTAACCAGTAAACTAATTTCAGTACAAGTAGAATTACAGAGGCAACTAAGTCATTATGAGTAAACAGTTTTATGACGACGATGCTTTCTATGTGGAGCAAAAAAATTGGGGTACTTGGCAATCACATTATCCTGATGGGAAGGGTATTATCACATCATTGACTGAAAATCAATGTGTAACTGCTACTCGTTGGTATTTGAAAGCAAAACAAGAGGGTGAGTTTGACAAATCATCTGAAAAGAGTTATTCTACAAAAGATAACTATAAACTCTAATATGAAACAGACAACTTTTACTGATAAGAATGGAAATGAATGGAGTTGGGAGGAGACCGCAGAAACCATTGAAGCACTGAAACAACTTCATGAAACTGTAAAGCAAGTAAATGACTCCAAAACAACAACTGTGGGCTAATGTATTCTCTTGTGCTGTAAGGAGATCTAATGAATTCTTCGAACAAAATGATCTTGATCGTCATGCAAGAGAACATACAACTGTGGTGTTAGCACTTCAGAAGGGTGAAGAATTCTGGGTAGAATTGCTATGATTAAAAAGTTTATCAAATGGTTTGTTTCTCCAGATGAAAAACCAATCACTGAAGATGTTTATACAAAACTAATTGAGTTGCAAGAACGTATTGAAGCACTTGAAGCAGAAAACGTGGAGAACAGTAACTGTTTCTATGAACTTTCCAATTCCATTGATGCAGTTGATGCACGTATAGATATTCTAACTCTTGAAAATTGGAGTAAGAAAGATGTATGAGTTGGATGACTTTGAAAAAGCACTTGCACACTTTGGTACAAGAGTTGATGTCATTATTGCAATGGAAATGGGAGGCAAATTAGATGCTGACGCTGCTTACAAAAATATTAAAATGGAACTCAAAGAACTCAAGCGAATCAGAAAGTCCATCAAAAAAGACAAGGATCTGTGATAAATGTGGGGTGACAAAACCCCTTGACAAAGACCATTACGAGGTTGTAAAATACTTTCGCGATGGTTTCTCTTACTACTGCCACGACTGCTCCAAACCAAAACCGAGAGAGGAAAAATGAATTTTAATTATTATGAAGCGTGGAACGCAATGAATAAACTTCAAGAACACTCTTCAAAGTTGAATACAATCAAAGATCTGGTGAATACCGCAGTTCAGAACACCGATGATGATACTGTAATTGCTTTATTGCAAGCAACTGATAGTATGTTAGAATTGTACATTAGTGAATTTGATATACTATTCCATAATGCTTGGGACGAAACAATGGTTCCAATGTATAACAATCAAACAGAAAATATAGATACTGCTTTGGGTAATATTGACGAAATGAATGATGGAGTTCTGTTAAATCAAGATCAAAAGATTAAACAAAAACTTCAGAAAAGTTGGAAACAGTTTCTTGGTGATTGAAAATGGATTATAAAAAGTATTCTCTAGAAAATCTAGAAAATTGGTTGAACGATTGCCTTTCCTCTGGTGAAGAAACATCAAAAGAAATTTATGATGTAATTGTGAAAGTTGTGCGTGAAAACTATTATCATCACAAGCATCATGCAAGTCAAGCATATGATTTGATGTGCAAATTGAATGGCGAGGGTAAGGGTAATAGTAAAGAATTTGATGATTGTGTAGATAAAATCCTTTCTTGCGATAGAGATGATCCATCCTCAGAATGTAAAGGTTCTTGGAATGATTTTTGGCAGAAAGCGGATGTTGATAGTCCTCCCGTATATGTAAGTGAAGATGGTGATGTTTTCGTTAAAGAGTACCCTGCCAAAAAAGAAGATAAAGTGGTCAAATGGATTCTTCCTGTTGAACTTGATGGACTGACTGGAGAATGTTATATTCTTCTTCCGGATGATTTGCTTGAACGGGCTGGACTTAAGGAGGGAGATACTGTGGAATGGATTACTCTTGACAATGGTAGTTTTGAAATGAGGAAAGTAAATGGCATTGAGTGAAACTGTGGAGGAAAGTTTGAAAGAAGCGGAGGCAAATCTAAGGAATGCACTTGCATATGCTGCTCGGCAGGAGAAATCTTTTGTTTCTCGTGAAATTTCGGAGATGATCTGTCAGATCGACCGTTTGGTTAAAACTGATCAACTTCTTGACAAACTAGAAGATAGGATGAAAGGTTTTGGTGAGGATAGGGGAGGGTTTGGAACGTTCTTTGGTTCATAAAGAACTGTTAATCAATCCCAAAGAGAATATTAAGAAACCCCACATCTCCCTTAAATACTGTTAGGATATGAACATAATCACGGGAGCACAAAAGTATGACACTTCCATCTAAAGGAAATGCAAATCTAACCGAAGAAGAGTTTGATGAAATGACTGCTCTTAAAAAAGCAATCAATCAAAGACCCCAAGCAGTTGTGCCTGAAAAGATGGAAGCTTTCACCGAGTATTTGGTGCGAAGTTTGCGAGAACGTGGCGGTTGAAAAAGTGTCACGAGGGTGCTAGACAAGCACCCTTTTTTCATATATACTCTTTCCAGATCCAAAAAAAAAAAACAAATGAACATTAAAGCAGTTTTGATTGCTAGTTTGATAGCAGCACCTATTTCTGCTTTTGCTCAACAAACAAACATTTATTCAGTTTGTACAAATTACCAGGAAAATTACAATCCTGGATATTATGATCAATATGGAAATTATGTTCAGGGTAGAGTAAATACTCAGCGATATAATGTTCAGTGTGGAACTGGTACATACTATCGCCCAAATGGTGGTAATGTTTACCAATCTCCAGTAAATACTCCTATAGCACAACCATCATACAGTAGAGGTTATTGTTCACCTGCAAGGACAACTCTTGGTGGTCTGATTGGCGGTGGTGTTGCTGCATCTGTTTCCAAGAAAAATGCTTGGAGTTGGGCAATCCCTCTTGGAGCAGTTCTTGGTACTGGTGTAGCACAAGTTGGGTGCAATTAAAGTTACTCACCTCTAAACTGCCTCAATAGTGTAGGGACACAGCGATCAAATGGCAACCCGCTCACGAATTGGTATCGAACTCTCTGATGGTTCTATACTCTCTGCTTATCACCATTGGGATGGTTATCCTGAATGGTTGGGTCGTATTCTTAACACTCACTACAACACCAAAGAGAAAGTTGTAGAATTGATTGATGGTGGTGACATGAGTTCTTGCTGGTCCGAAGAATGTTGGACCAATGAAGAAATTATTCCTGGTGTGAAAGGAGTTGGTCCTCAAAAATATGCACCCCAATACTACTCTCAGCGCGGTGAAGATTGCCCTCCTCGCCTTAATGCCGACCTGTGTGAGTATCTGCTCCCTGGTATTGGTGAAGAGTATCACTATCTCTTCAGTAATGGCGAGTGGGTGTGTTATAATATGAACGAATATTCTAACAAACTTCCCGAAATTGTTGAAATTCCTTCTGGTGCTCTTGCTGTATGACCAAGAAACATGTTGTCGCTGGATTGATTGGTCTTGCAGTCATTCTTGGTTGGAATATCTTTCTAATCCAGCGCGATGATTCTCTTTACAAAGCACATTATCGTCAACAATCAACTCAACAACTAAAATGATCCCAAAACACCTACGCGACCTCATCAAACAAGCAGAAATGGATAAAGTAGCAGAAGAGTTTTGGAAAGAAGTCGAACGCGAAGCAGCAAAACTTGAGGTTCCTGTTGATTATTATCTTGCGGAGTTTTATTGATGACTTTTCTTTTGGGAATGGGACTTGGTTCTTTACTCACAATCGGAGCAGCATTTATATTTGCTGCTGACCGTAATAACCTTGACGAAGGCGACGAAAACTACTACAATTAAGAGGTAATTTACAAACACAAATGGCACAAAAGTTTCTCTATATCGTTGATCACTATATCCCGTTTCCAAGTTCCGAATATGGTGGACTTTGGAATGTGATTGCTGAAGATGACGATGAATGCTTTGATTTAATTTCTGCAGAAGATGATGGCAATTTCTATGAGCAACACTACACAGTTCTGCGCGAAAATATTCTAAGCGCAAGAACTTATGCTCTTGCTGAAGATGTAGAATCCGTTGTTGTCGAATCCTTCACCACCTGAATTATGACTCATCACGTTGCTCACACCAACAAAATGGTTTTTGATCTCAAACAAATGTATCAAGCAAGGATTTCTCAACTGCAAGATAAAATTTCAGAACAAGAACAGGAGATTGCCAAACTTAAAACACTAATTTCTCTTCTTTGTATTGAAAAAGAATATGACTGCTGAAGTTCCACCTTTACCTTATTCTGCTCCCGAAGGATACTATTATGAATGCGAAGACTTCAAGCGAAATGTGGTCAGTATTTGGTTATGCAACACTCGCAAGTTCGACTATAATAATGGTGCTCCAACCAGGACTATACACTCCTTCTACAATACCAAAACCAGAGAGTATTTCGCCCCCATCAATAGTAAGACCCTCGGTGCTTGTGTAAATATCAAGGAAACGCGGAACTATACCGCGATGCCAATCAAGCAGTCTCCATTAGATGCGTTTTTTGTATGAACTACGAACCACAAGTCAACGATTTTGTTGTATGGAATAATGGAAAAGATGTTGAGGGGTGGGTGTACTTTAGGTGTGATGATTACATTACTATTGAGCACCGTGTTCGTCCTAAAGATAAACTCAACTATCTTGCCTGCTCCATTCATGCAAATGAAAGGTTGCTTGTGATTTGTTATAAAGAACAATGGAAACAATTAGAATATATCAAGTCGCGCACATCAATCTATGAAGAAGGGCAAAACCTTTTGGCGGTTGCTAGCTAAATCGCTAGGAGAAAAAGCAAGTAAATGTGATAAAGAGGCGGATAAAGTTGCTTTCATTAGACTTTTAATCACACTGCAAATTTTAGCTACAAACTTTTTTATTGTATTTGGTGTAGTAAAAACTCATATAATTCCACAAAATCCAATGCAATGTGCCATTTATAAATAAAGTGTCTGTTGGTACGGCAATACTCTACGGACGGATTAGGTGCTTTCGGGCACCTTTTCTACTATAAATAATAACGCCGTACCAGTAGAATAGAAATGAACTATCTAAAGGTTTATTGTAACCTTGAGAGGTAGAACTTTATCAGAAGAACATAAAGTAAAATTAAGTAAATCGCATAAAGGTCAGATACCTTGGAACAAACCACTTGAATTTGAGTGAATTAAAGTTACTCACCTCCAAACTGCCTTAATAGTGTAAGCAGCAAACAAGTTATGGACTGGTTTGACGACATCCAAATTGAAGAACTCGAAAACTTTGATTTTATTGAAGAAGACTTTTCCGAATTGATTGAAGAAGACAAAAACTTCAATATGAATGAGTATCTTAACTCTAACATTGATTACTGACAGTTTCTAAACTGTCCAATAATCTCCCCACACTGACCCTTCATCCTTTAACATACTCAATGACTGAACACATCCCTAACGTGCTTCCTTACATCAAAGAACTGAAAGATACTTGGCGCAAACAAGATTTTGTGTTCACCAAACAACAGAAGGAGGAATATGATCTGTTGCTTGCTACTCGTCGCGAACGTGTGAAACAATTTTATGCAGAAGGTCGTGTCTTTAAGGGTTCCTACAAAGCAAAGGAAGAAGATTTCTAAATACTAAAAAGTAGTGTTCAGATACCAATGAAAACATTTCAGGAGTTCATGTCTCTTTGCGAAGTATTTGATAAGGATATTATGGGTTCATCCAGATACACCAGTCAGGGGGAGGGTGGAAGAATTGATCCAAGAAATCGCAAAAAGACAACTCCTGAAAAGCGTCGTGTAAAGGCAGTTGGTGGTGGACAAACTGAGCCTGTTGAATATAAACCACGCAAAGACATTGGAACTCAACGTCAAGCATCCGCAAGAGTTCAACAACCAGAGAAAGAACGAGGCGCTGCTGATGTGAAGGCAAGAGCAGCAGCAGCGGCAAAAGCAGAAAGAGTAGCAGCAGCAAAAGCGAGGATTGCTGCAAAGAAAGCAGGTGCAAAACCTGAAACAGCAAAACCAACGGGTAGGGAAGCAGAAAAAGTAGCAAGTAAATTACTTTCTACAAAGAAACCTGAAACAGCAAAACCAACACCAGCAAAACCACGTAGACAGTGGAAAACTGAAACTGGTGGTCCTATGACACGTCAAGAGAGAGATCAAGCAAGAAATAGAGAAAGAACTGCAGAAGCACAAAAGACGAAGAAATCTGCTACTGAAATTCTTGCACAAATGAGGAGAGAATATGAGGAAAAGGGTGGAAAATGGAACAGTAAAGTTGCTGTTCAGATGAGAGCAAAAGCAAAAGCAGCAGCACAAGCATCTGGAAGTTGATCCCAATTAAAGTTACTCACCTCCAAACTGCCCCAATAGTGTAGGCACAACACTCAAAACAATGCTCTGGCAAGATCGCAACGGCAACTGGTTCATGACCAAATCTGCCATTGATATGAAGATTGAGCAAGCAATGATTGCCGAGAACGCTAACAAAGTCTGGGAAGAAAAGGAGCGTTCTGGTGATTGGCTTTTCGACGAAATGTTTGGCGGTTGATTAAACCCCATCAGCACGCTTAGATTGACCTTTAAGCGTGCTATTTTTGTCTTTAGATACCAAACCACTGAAAACAATGAATTACATTCAAATCCCTGATTATGTCTTTGATGATGTCATCCGTCTTCTTCAGGAGGGTGTTAATATCTCGCAAAATGTTGATTTTAGTTCCAATCCTGAGACTGAGAGAAGTCTGCCCTTTGCAAACGGATACAATCGTGCTATAATGCAAGATGCGATTAACAGACTGAGACTATACAAAGAAGAAGTGAATTAAAGTTACTCACCTTGAAAGTGCCACAATAGTATATGATGAACCAAATGAAACTCAATCCACGCCCTCACCAAGAACGCGGCGACCTTGCAATGCAGAAGAACAGCAAAGGTCAACTGATTTATCCTACGGGTGGTGGCAAGACTCTGAATATGATTATGGACTGTCTGCGAGAGTTTCAGTTACAAACTCCTCAGACCATTGTAGTTGTTGCTCCTCGTATTCTTCTTGCCGAGCAACTCTCTAGCGAGTTTCTGGAGTTTATCACTAACGCTGAAGTTCTACACGTTCACTCTGGGGAGACGCATCACGAAAGTTCTACTCGTCCTCGTGAGATTCGTAATTGGGTTGAGAACAACAGCAACAATCATCGCCTGATTGTAACCACCTACAACTCTCTGTCGCGTCTTCAAGTGGCAGAGATTGATGTGGATACGATCTACTTTGATGAGGCACATAACTCTGTTCAGCGTCACTTTTTCCCTGCAACTGAGCACTTTGCTGCTAATGCACGTCGCTGCTATTTCTTCACTGCAACTCCCAAACATTCCCTTGCTACTGGCAAACCTGGGATGAATGATGCTGTTGTGTATGGTCAGGTCATCTGCAAAGTTCCTGCCCCTGAGTTGGTTGAAGGTGGTTACATTGTGCCTCCTAAAGTGATCGTCAAGCAACTGGAGATGGTGCAGGGCAAACAGACCAACTTTGACCGAGATGCTGCTAATCTGCTGGAAACCATTGATGACAACAATGTCGGTAAGATCCTGATTTGTGCTAAGGCAACCAAGCAAATCGTATCTCTGGTATCTGAAACTGACTTCTGCTCTGAACTAGAGCAACGCGGTTTCTCTTGGATGTATATTACTGCCAAGACGGGTGCTGTCATTGATGGTCAGAAGGTCAACCGTGAGGTATTCTTTGACACGCTATCTGCCTGGGGTAAGGATAACGACAAGAAGTTCGTTGTTCTACACCACAGCATCCTCGCTGAGGGTATCAATGTGAGCGGTCTGGAAGCAGTGTTGTTCCTGCGTAATATGGACTTCATTGGCATCAGTCAGACGATCGGACGTTGCATCCGTTTGCATCACGATGACGCCAAAGGTTTGCGCGATGGACGTATCCAACCTGGCAACCTGGGTCAGTATACCAAATCGTTCGGTCTGGTTTGCATCCCTGTCTACAGCAAGGTTGGTATCAGCACCGCTCGCGCTGTGCAGTCTGTGGTGGATACGATCTTCCAGAAGGGTGAACCCGCTATCAGTGTGGTGCGGCGGTGACGCCCCCACCAGGGATGGGGGGTTAAAACCCGATTTTCTTGCAATTCTATGTCACAGACCCTATGGGTCATCCGCCGCAAGGAAATCCCTGATTTTTTCAAAAGTATAACCCAGGGCTTGACATCCCTACCCAAAGTTGTTAAACTACCCATACTGACTTACTCAGTTTTAACTATGGCAACTTCAACAGACGTTTTTAACATCCTGCCGTTCAATCCGAAGAGCAAAGAGTATCAATGCTCTATCGTTGATTTGACCCCAGAGATGGCACAACACATTCTAGACTATTACAACAAAGACAATCGTAAGGTCTCAAAGTCTCAAGTAAACAAAATCTATCGTAGCATTGAAAACGATAATTGGTTGCTTGATGGACAACCAATGACCTTTAACACTGAGGGAAACCTCACAGAGTTCCAGCACCGTCTTCATGCTATCGCAAGGTGCCCTAAAGATCGCACCTTTACTGTAGTTGTGGTGACTGGTGTAGATACTGACACTTTCTCCAAGACGGCAACTAACAAGGCACGGAAACCGATTGATGAGATCCAGCGCAAGTATTCTAAAGCGCACATGGATGAAGTTTCTATCCTTGGTGACATTCTGAAGCGTCGCCGTGGTGAACGTCTTGCAATGCAAAATGCAATCTCTACCTATGAGAATTGGGTAAAGAACATCAAAAACTCTATCAACATTGGTGGAGACTATGAGAACTTGCTAGACAAGTTCTCCTTGCAACGTAAGACTGTTCGCGCATATATTGCTCTCTGTGAACGCTATGGGTATCTTGAGGAGTGTAAAACACTTCTAGAACTTTTGGATACTGAACTTGACGAAGATAGTACCGAGAATGTTACTCTTTCTGGACAGTTCCTGTCTTTCTGGAATAAAAATGCAGTTGATTTGAGTAACGAAAAGAGGATGGACTTTCTCTATGCTATGCTCTGTGTTGCAACTGATCGTATCATTATGCGTGATGATGGAATGATTGAGTTTGGTGTAACTCCACCAGATCTAGAGCACTATGAGATGGAAAAGCAGGGTATCTATCGTAAGTTTCTTGCTTGAAATTATGGAAGGATTTACGATGTTCAAAGATACTTATGCTGCCATTCCTTTTGGTAAGCAACTGATGATCATTCACAACGGAGAGCAACTCAAAGTGTGTAGGACCGAAGCATCAGCTAGGAAGTTCATTGATGCCCACAAAAAGGGTAAATCACTGGGCAAACTTCCTACCAATTAAAGTTACTCACCTCTAAACTGCCTCAATAGTGTAAGCAATTTGCAAATGACCTACCTCGAAGAAAATCTTCTGCCTCTGGTTCTGTCTATCAAACCAAAGAAAACAGAATCTTACATTCTTCAATCTCTTGGTCTTGATGATCGTGTTTCTCCGCAATCTATTTTGATTGCTTTTGGTGAGCGAATTGAGCGATTCTGGAATACTGTTATCAGTGATAGTCTGGTTGCCCAAAATCTCATCGAAGAAAGCAATCTGATTAAAGTGAAAGGTCGCACTCGCCAAATTGATCATTTCTTCCGTCTTCTTTGCGAGACTTGGTATCTTGAAAGCAAGTGCAATCTCAACTTTGATAGTGAGAAAATTCGCGCATCTAATAAGAAAATTGCAGACATTGCCCTCACTATTGGTGGTGATGTGAAGTCGGGTTATTTTGTTCCCGTCGTTGCAGAAGTCAGCAAGAAAGAGAAAACCAAGTATAACAATAAAGGCGTGGAAGTTTATGGTGTGAATTGGATGATTGAGACTATTCAAGCACCTTTCACTTCTGAAGAATACTTCACTTTTCTCCGTGAGGTTGTTGCTCCCATCCTTACAGAAATGGGACTTTGATGGTATAATTAAAGAAAAGATTGAGTAACCTATGAAACCAATCATCAAATATCAGGGTGGCAAGAGTAAAGAATTGCCACTCATTAAACAACTAGCACCACCACAGTTTTCGAGGGTTGTAGAACCCTTCTGTGGTGGTGCTGCAGTATCATTCGGACTAGGTTATCCTGCTCTGATGAGTGATATCAATCGTGATGTCATTAACTTATACTCTGTAGTTGCAAATGGAGAACTTTATCCTCAACTACAACATAAAGTAAATGTAATCAAAACTCTGGAACATGATGATCTTGAGAAGGAGTTTTATGCTGCGCGAGAAGCAATCAATCAACCGTGGGATTGTGTAGATCTTTTTCAGAGAGCATTGTCATACATTGTTGTACGTCAGTTGTGTTTCTCTGGAATGGAAAGATATAATGCCAAAGGTGAGTTTAATGTGCCATTCGGTCACTATAAAAGGTTTTCGTGCAATCTGGTGCCCGATCATCACAATTTCTTGAAAAAGCAATGTATATTCCAATATGGGTCGTTTGTGGATCTATTTGGTGAAATAAATGAAGATGATTTTGTATTCATTGACCCTCCTTATCTTGAGCGACTTGGATATACTCAAGGAGATGGTGGTTTAAGTCTGCATGAAGACCTTTTGGGTTGCCTGAAAGTAACAAAAGGTAAGTGGATGATTGTTCATTCTGATCACGAATTCTATCGTGAGAGTTACAAAGACTTTAACATTATCGAGAGGGACTTTGCATATGCTCAACGATTTGGTAAGGACAAGGATCACTCTGGAGCTAAAGTAAAGCATCTTTATATCACAAACTATGAAACAAATTAAAGTTACTCACCTCCAAAGTGCCGCAATAGTGTGAGGGTCACTCCTCGCAGCAGTTTCTAACCTAAACCATGACTTTTTACTGGAAGTTCGTTGACACTTTTGTGAAGAACATTGCTACCATCAGTGCTATCATTGTTGGTGTAAGTCAGTTCCTGATTCGTGCTTTTAATGAGAATGATGGCGCAAACAAAGTCCGCAAGTTTGTTAACCAAACTCTTCGCCTTGTGAATCAGTTTACCTCTGTTATGTACGAACTGGTAAATGCAAATACCGTATCAGTTCCTGTAATTCAACAGGTAAAAGTTGTCAAAACCAGAAAGCGCGTTGCCGCTTGATTGACTGTCGCACTTGCTTTTGTGCTTGTGCTCCCTTATTGTACCTTTGTTCGTGAAACTTCATGATTTTTCTCACTGTTCCTGGTCATGGTTGCGTCTACACTCTCTCCCAAGAAGATGGAGATGAGTTGTATTATGCTCCCATTTATGCTGATGGAAATGTAAATCTTGAGGAGTTTGCTCCTGTAGATTTAGATGCTGTAGATATGGATGAAATGGAGATCTTTGATATTCGCAATCGTCTTGCTAAACTGGTGCAAGTTTGATCTAGTTAAAGTTACTCACCTCCAAACTGCCTCAATAGTATGAGCAAGCAACCAATGCAGAACAAACACATCGAACATCCCGAAGATTGTATCCTTAACGGTGATCTTTCAGTATTGGATTGGTTCTCTGAAGTTGATAGTTTTATCAGCGTAAAGATGGATGGTGCTCCTGCACTTGTGTGGGGTACAAATCCCGAGAATGGTAAGTTTTTTGTCTGCACCAAAGCAGCATTTAACAAGCAAAAAGTTCGTCTCTGCTATAACAAAGATGACATCTTTCTGCATTTTGGGCATCAGCCAAATGTAGCACAAATCCTCATCTATTGCCTGGAGTTTCTGCCTCGCACTAAGAAAGTGTATCAGGGAGATTTTATTGGTTTCGGTAGCGGGTTGGATACGTTCAAACCCAACACCATTACCTATAAGTTTCCTGGAATTGTGCGTCAGGAGATTATCATTTGTCCTCATACCCACTACACTGGCGACCGACTGCCTGAGATGGTAGCACACCCTATCACCAGCAAGTTTGTGAGCACTAAGAGTGTTCTGTTTGTGCAACCTAGCGTGTCTCTGAACCCGTATCGTGAAGATCTGGAGGATGTGTGTAAGTTTGCCAAGCAAATGAGCACTCTGTGTGATTTTGTGAATGATCGCAAGGCATCACAAATCAAAAAAGTGATCAATGAGTGCATTCGTGAGCAAAAGGTCATTGATGAGGATGAAATTGCAGAAAAATGTGATTGTGACAAGAACCTGATCCGTTTGTGGAAATTAGTTGCATCTATCAAGGCAGATTTGTTTCTGTTTATTTACGAAGAAGATGAGATCGAGTGTTCTATCAATGGGATCGATTCATTCCATGAAGGTTATGTCATTCATAACAAGTTTGGATCGTTCAAAGTAGTGGATCGTGAGACATTCTCTCATGCCAACTTTACGATGGAAAAAAACTGGGTTAAGTAGAGTGAAGTTAGCATAAATAATAGTGATACTGATTTATGCTAATGTTTCTTTACAAAATAACAAATACTACTAACAATAAGTGTTATGTTGGTTTTACATCAACGA